AGAAATGTGCGGAAGGGCGGCGACCTTTGACGGTGTGCGGAACATTCTCGCCCGGCGTCCACTCGCCCCACTGCTTAAGGTGGAACGGCACGCCGGCCGCCGCGCAATCGTCGCGCAAATCTCGGAACCAATCGGGATGGGTCGGCCTGGACTTATGCTCTCCCTGATCGGTTTCGCCTCCAACAATGACCCAATCCAGCCGGCGAAGGGTTTCCATGCCCGGTGAGAAGTGTCCGTGTCTGAGGATGCCTGCCGCTATATCGAGGGGGTGCGGCGAGATCGCCCAACGAAGGTCGATAGGGCCGAGCAGCGGTTCCAGTGAAGCGAATGAGAACGCTGGCCGCAATGCGGCGGCCGCCATCAGAAGATGCGGTAGGTTGGTATCTGCCCGCTTCTGATCCTCGATCGTCGTGCCGATCGCTGCGTTTGTCGGCAGGCCGCCAGCAGCTTCAGCAAGTTTGATGATGTTCTGCGGTCGCTTCGTCAGAAGAAGGAAGACGAGACGAGGCGCCTTGCGCATCACCTCGAAGGCATCGGCGCGCCACTGCGGGTCAACCTGATTGTCGAAGATGTCGGCAAGGCTGGCGCAGAATACGAACGGGCGGTCGCCGTCCTTCTCGGCTTGGCGCTGCCAGCGGATCGGATCGTTCCAAGTATGAGCACCGGTTCGAACGCGAGGCGCATTGCCCCACTGCACCTTGCCATAGCGCTTATCCATGAGAGCTTCGGCATAACAGCCGTCGCATGCCGGGCTGATCTTGGTGCAGCCCATCCAAGGGTTCCAAGTGTGGCGCGTCCACGAAATTGCAGTATTCTCAGCCATTGTCGCGACCCTCCAATGTGTTGGCAAAATTGCGCAGGATTTTGGTCAGCTCTTCCGACGTGATCAGTAGGTGGTCGGGGTAATCGTCGGGCGATGTGCGATCGTCCCACTCGTTGACCGACTGCACGACGCTGGCGATCTCGGCTTCAACGTCCTCCCGCATATGTTCCTGGGGCGGTGTCTTCACGGCGAGCCATGCCGCCTCGGCAGCCGCGATGGCCTCAGCGAAGTCGTATTCCTTCGAGACGCCGGGCAGCGCAGCGGCCAGCTTCATGGCGACGAGAGCGGCGCTAATCCCGTCGCGAACGGTTACATCCAAATGCCGTAGCGACGCTGGTGCGATGCTTTCGCCACGCTGATGTATCATCATGCAAAAATTACCGACATCGACCGGGTCGCCCTTCTCGACATGCTCCCTCAGAAGGCGGGACAGGTGATCGTTGGAACATGTATCCGTGTCCTGCCACCCACCGCGCCCTTCCAGCCTTTTCGCAGCGAGCTTGACGCGCATGGCGTAGGCGAACGCGTAGACTGATTTATTATCGAAGTGCGCCGGGTTTTGTGCGGCGAGCCTAGCGGTTTCGCTCGCGTGCGAAGTTGCTCTTGCAGTGTTCCAGTAATGCCAACCCGCATTGGTGACTTCGTCCTGGTAGCCGTCGCCAGATCGAACCAAGCACTCTGTGCGGATCTCGATCTCCAGAAACCCGCTTTCCTTAAGGCGATCGACAACAGCAGTTTCGAACAATGCTCGCTGATCTTGGGTCATGCTGGCTCTTTCTGTGTCTGCTTGTCGTGCCGCAGTAGCGCGGTAAAAACCGAAATATTCGTTGGTCGGCTGACCAAAGGGCGAAACCGGCGTGCGTGAAACGTCGGCTCGCCTGGTCGAAATGGTGGAGCGGTCACCTCGGGATTGACGATCTCGACGAGGCGCAGGCACCAATGGCCTTTGAAATCGGAATAGCCGATGTGCCTAATCGAGTAGATGCGCCCCTTCTCAGGGTAGCGGCATCCCGCTGCTGCGCAGATCGCCCACGCTTTTCCCCGTATTTCATCGTCGATGCATACGATCTTGTCGCCCGGCTTTGCTGTCAGGAACCAAGTCATTCGGCAGCGTCTCCTGCGGGTGGCGCTGACAGTACGCGGAAGGCGGCATAGAAGATCTTCGGCGCGTGCCAGGCAGGATCGAATATCGTCGTGTCAGGGCCGGGATAATTGCGGGCGAAATAGTCGGCAAAGGCAGCTTCAGCGATTGCATAGGCCTCACTTTTGTGTGCCGGAAGCTGCGAGGGTGGTGGGTCGGAAGCAAAAAAAATAGCCGCAGGCGCGGTGGTGAGCTGCCGGATGGCGGAAGCTATTTCCTTCCCGGTTTCAAGCTGACCAAGCAGGCGGTTGTCTGATCCGGGCCGCATCGGCGACACCCAGTTTTCTGCGATCAATGCAGCCTGCTCGATTGCTGATGCGAATTCAGCATTCATGGTTCAATCTCCTGGCAGGTGATTACGGCCCGGCGCGCTTCCCATTGGCGCAGGATGTTCCGCTTACGGGTGACAAGTTGAAGATGCTCCGGATCTGGTCGGACGCAGAGGCGGTTCCGGCAGAAGTGGTCGATTTCCTTTTTGCCGGGGATGTAGCCGTGTTCGTTGGTCCACATGACTAGGTGAACAGCGACCGTCTGGCCGCCGAGGGACATGCGGGGATAGCCTGCGCCACGGCCGCTCGTGCCGGAGGTTGGCCCGGTCCACGTCCAGCAGCCTGTCTGCTCGTCGATATCGACGCGCGCCATGATCTTTTCCCGGATGTGGTCGCGGCGGCTCATATGCCGCGCCTCCAGGCGTCAAAATCACCACGCAGGCTCTGCCAACGCGCTGCAGCGGCAGGATCTTTGTTCAGATCCGCCATGCTGGTGACGTTGAGGATAGAGCGAACACGGGTTTTGACGCGTTCGGCGTCGCCGGCATCCTGCAGCTGGTGCGCCTCCATGAGATAGCGCTTGAAGAGGCCATCGTTCTGGCACTTCATGGCGCACTCGGCCGCGTAGTTTTTCTTCTTGTCGGCCTTCGGCTGCAAGCGACGGATCTCGGCAAAGGACTGATTGAGCAAGACCAGAAGAGCGCGCATCAGCGTTGGCGACTTCATCATCAGCACGCGATCGTCGTAGGGGCATGACGGCATCAGTTCGGCAATCGGGATGATCTCGCCGGTTTGATCGTCGCGCATGCAGATCTCGGCGCGCTGCTTTTCGAGGTTGTAGCTTTCCAGCCATTCCTCGCTGGCGAGGCCGGCGAGCTGCTTGGCTTCCGGATAAAGGCGGCGGGCGGTTTCGACGTTCAAAACAGCCTCCGATCCGCCCACTTCCAGCAATCCGGGCAGGTGTGCGTCCAGGCGTCGGCCTTGCGCTCGATCTTCCACTGCTCGTCCTTGATGTCCTGCAGGAGGATCTTGAAATCTTCCTCGGCATAGGTGCGGCGATAGGTGGCGGGGCAGGCGTCGCAGGTGATCTGCATCTTGCCCTCGTGCTTGATGAGGGTCATGCGCTATTCCCAAACTCTCTTGATCTTGGTGATGCGGTGCTCGGTCATTGCCTCGGCGCGCTTGCGGGCCGCAATGGGATCGGGCGCGCTGATGTCGAGCTTGGAGCCGTCGGCGAGGTGGACACGGAAAGGCAAGTCCGAGCCGGATATGTCTTTCTTAGCCACGGTCGAAGCCCTCCCGACGCGATGCCCTGTCCTGCAGCATGTCACGCAGCAGCTTGTCGTCGTTGCGGCAGCCGTTCAGCGTCAGGGCATGGAAGAGGGCGGATTCAAGTGCGACCGCGCCCTCGGCGATCGCGGTCTCGCTGACCGGTTCAGTCGCCAGCATGCCGAAATGTCCGGTAGCCTCGTGCAGGCTGATGGCGATCTGCCGCAGCTCGCGGTCGAAATAAGCGAGGGTGGTGGCAGGCATCGGCCGAGCCTCGACGAGGCGCGGAGTCGACCGGACGGGGAGGCGATGAACGGTTCCCATCACACGATCTCCGATGCGTAGCGGCTTTCGAGTTCAGCGACCCGCTGACCTGCCATGGCGACCGCCCCGACCAATAGAAGCGCGAGCGCCGCGGTGGTGCCCAGGAGCGCGATCCGCGACGGTGACCATTCCGCCCGGGTCTTGCCGGCACCCATAAGGATGATCGGCTCCACTCCGGGATCGTCGACGACAATCGGGCGGTGCATCATCTCGGCGCGCACGGTGGCGAGGCGACGACGGTGAAATTCGGCGTCGATTTCATCGAGAGCCGTTTCCGCTGAGGTCGTCGGGCGGCCCCAACGATCGAGAGATGCGAGTTCCGCGTTCCAGAACGCTAGATCGGCTTCCAGTTCCTCGTCCGTCATCGAGGATGGTGGCTTGCGGTGATGTGAGAGGATTGCGACTGCTGACATGGACTGACCTCCATCCGTTCAGGATGCCGGCCGGTTGTGATCGCCCGCCTTGGCGAGCCCGGACGGACACCTGAACCGGATCAAGCCGCTCGACGGGCCGGCACGGTTGCGCGGGTCTGCGTGACGCTGAGGGTCATCGCCATGGCGCGGGCATCGTCTGCGACAGTTTTAAGTTCGGCCGAGGTGATGCCGAGAGCCGTCTTGAGATCGTCTTCAGTGCAGCCCTCGCCAAGGCGGCGCATGCATTCGGCGACGCAGGCGACCTTCTGGTCGCGCGTGGTGCAGTGAGGGTATGCGTTGTGATTTTGGACCTGCATGTAGTTCTCCATCCTGGGGGATTGATCCGGATGGCTGGAGCGTCGGGGGCGGTGACGCACCAGCCTGCCTGGAGGCAATCCGAGGCTGTGCGCCTCGGATGGAGGAAAGATGAGCGGAAATGTTTCCGCTGTCAACGGCTAGGCGGAAATAATTCCGTTATCACGTCGCGGCAATGCTTCTGTCCCGTCTGGCTCGGGCTTCAATGATTCGCGGAGAAAAGTGAATTGCTTCAATTTTTTGGATTGGAGTTCGATGCTCTTTTCAATCTCGGAGAAGCTTATCGGTAGGGAGTTTTTTCTTATAGATTGCCTCGAACATAGCCTCGGCTCGGTCGAGCGCCTCGCGTCTATTTCCGTTCGCAAGGCTTCCGCATTCTCCCGAATAACTCATTCGCTCGGTTGGTTCCTTGCGCACATTTGTTCCCTGGATGACCATCCTCCAGGCGCAGCCTTCCGTGGCGTCGGTCACGACCGCGCCGTCGCACCCCGTAGACAGGCAAAATGCAACGTTTCGTTGGGCCGGGTAGTCGCCTTGCCTGGCCTTCTTGTAATCCCTCGTAAAATTCTCTCGCGTCGCGTTGCAAAGACCTTCATGGGAAGTGTTGATGCATGCTGCAAGGAACGTATCCGGACTAGGGAAGGTGCCTGTTTGTCCTAAGGACGTTTCGCAGGATGATGCTATGAAGACAGCTGCCAAAAGCAATTTCCGCATTGAAATCTACACTCCGAAAAGCTCGTTCGTAGTCAGCACTTTGTGAATCGATTTTATGTGCTCTCGCTTGATTTGTACGTGAGACTCGGGATTTCGCTTGAGGATAGATAGGTGCCGTTCTGTCCGTTTTGCGTAGACGCCTAGAGTGGCTTCAACATTCACCTCATCAATTGCGGCCTGAACCACGATAACGTCGCCAATACGAGGTGGGCGGTGGGGGTGCACGTAGATGAGGTCTCCGGGGAAATACTGAGGCTCCATCGAAGATCCCTCAACAAAAAGAGCATACACATCACGCGCACCCGTCAATGCTGGTGGCCTCCGCACGTAGTCGATTACATCGCTGGTTACTTGGAATGCGCCTTTGAGATGCGAGCCGGCTGCTGTTCCGCGCACGGGCACATCATTCGGCATATCGGCGCGGTTTGGGATCGGCACGTTCGCTGGATGGATTTCTGACCAAGTCGGTGTGGGCGTTTTGATTTGGGTAAAGGCTAAAGATCCGTCCTCCCGGATTGCGGTGACGTCATCGACCGGTCCTTCACCCGTAAGTATCCACTGTTCGGAGACGCGCAATACCTTGGCCAAGCCGGTGAGAGTTTTCCCGGCTGGGATCTGGGTTTCACTCCCAAGCAGCTTACGCAAGGTGTCTTTGGACAGGCCGGCCTGGATGGACGCGGCTTGGGCGGAGAGTTTCACAGCTTTGAGGCGTTCGCTTATGCGAATAGCAATTGGATTTCCCATGTGCGGAATTCTATCCGCTCTTGTGGATTTCGGAAGGCGGAATAAATTCTGTTGACTTGGCGGAAATGATTCCGCATCTTCTGCCGTCATGACACTCAGAGAACAGCTCATATCAGTATCCGATCTGTATGGTGAGGCTCGCGGCATAGGTCGCCAGCGCGTTTCGACGATTGTCCTCAATAGAGGTGCTTCGTTGGATCTGATCGCAACTGGTCGTGCCGATTTGAATACCGGTACCTTCGAGAAGGCTATGCAGTGGTTTTCGGATAATTGGCCTGATGTTGCTGTTTGGCCGGCCGATGTGTCTCGCCCGGAGCGATCTTTTGTCGCTGAGGCGGTGGGATGAATAGCGCGAAAATTTCAATTGGCGGCGGTTCATCCTCCCACCTGTCCGCCACAAGCCGCGCCGCTTGCCGCTGTGCGTGTGGCGCGGCAATTCGGCCGGGACAGACAGTGTCTCGCGGACCGTCCCGGCCGATTTTTTCTTACCAGATGTATGCATGCGGACCTCCATGAGCTGAGGACCTGACACTCACATTTCTGAACCTTTCCCACGATGGGAAACGCACGGGAGATTTCCCGGCGCGGGAAACCTTTTGCCCGGAGATACGGCTATGCAGGACACGTTGACCAATGCCTGGTTTCACCAGCTCAAGGCAGCCAATCGGCTGCTGATCAAGAAGAACGGCGGTATCGAGGCCGCCGCCGATGTCTGCTCTCTTTCGAAAAGTCAGGTCGGCCGGTGTAATGCGGACAGCGATACTGAGCTTTTGCCGATCCCGGCTGTTCTTCGGCTGGAGGCAGAATGCGGCGATCCGTGCGTCACGCGAGTAATGGCCGGCCTTCACGGCTGCAAGCTGACGGATCCAGAGCAGGTCAACAGCGACGGAACGTGCCTCGTGCGCGGCTCGCTGGATATCGGCGCCGCTGCCAACGAGTACCAGCGTAACGCCTCAATCGCCTATTCCGACTTGAAGGTGACGAGGCAGGAAGCGCGACAAGGCATGCGTGATCTGCAGAAGCTCGTTGACGAGGCGAACGAGCAAATGACCCGCTATTCGGAAATCATCGCTCGCGGCGGTGACAACTCGCCGGCACTTAAGATCGTCGGCGGGGAGTAGAGCTGTTGGCGCGCCACTTCCACAAGCGGGTCGGCATCACCATCAACGTGCCGGAGGTCGCAAAGGCGACGCTCGACCGCCAGGCGGCAGCGCGCGGCCTCAGCACGTCGATATGGGCAGGGCAGGTTTTCGATATCGGCTTTGCGGCGATCTGTGCGCGCGAACGCTCGATGCCCATTACCGATGCGGATCTCGACGCGATCGTCGGTGCGACCTTGCTTCTGTGTTCACGAGACTGGGACATGGCGGCTATCGCGACCGGCCTTGGCGTTTCCGAAGAGACGATCGCCCGCATTCTCGATGGGTGGCGTGAATACAGGAGGGCGTCGTGAACCGATCCTTTCCTTCGATGAGCCAACGCCTGGATGATCTCATTCACCGCTCCGGCCTGCGAAATTTCAGGGCGACGGCGCGCCACTATGATGCTGCCGGAACGTTCGATTTCGCCGAGGGCGTCCAGCACCGCGAAGAGGGTGCTTACGATCGATATGTTCGAGGCATGATCGAAAGCGGTGTCTGCTGGCGCGATCCGCACGCGCGGAGGGCGCTGCGATGGAACTAGCCCGTCACGACCAGTCCGATCTTGCTGCCACGGTAGATCGGGCACGCGCGCTCCTCGACGAGGGCGATTACCAGGCGGCGCTGATGCTGTCTTCCGGCGCGTACGATAATGCCAAGGCGGGAGCGGCCTTCGCCAATCGCGTCAAGGCTGGTGAGCAGCTGATCGGCAAGGCGAGGCGCATGCAGGCCGATGCGCTGCTGATCGAAAGCCGCGCCAAGATCGCGCTCGCCAACCAGGTCGACGAAGCGCAGTCGGCAGGAATGATCGCCGGCAAGGGGCGCCCCAAAAATATTCCCGACGAGAATATTTATACGCTGGAAGATGCGGGCCTGACCGCTAAGCAGTTGCACGAGGCGCGCCAGCTGCGCGACGCCGAGGAGAACGAGCCTGGTATCGTGCAGCGTGCCATCGAGGCGCGAGTCGAAGCAGGCATGGAGCCAAGCCGCAGAGCGCTAAAACAAGCTGCCGGGCATGCCGTCGGCACGAAGACCGCGACCAAGGAAGAGCGCGGCGACGATCTGTACGAGACACCGATCGATGCGATGCGGACGCTGCTGGCGCTCGAAAGCTTCGGACTGAACGTGCTGGAACCGAGCGTCGGCCGCGGCGCGATCCTGCGTCCGCTGGAGGGGGCGGGGTATGAGGTCACGATAGCGGATCTCGTCGACCGCAGCATCACGACACAGCACGGGGAATGCCAGGGCGTCGGTGACTTCCTGCTCTCGGTTGCGGCCGAAGGCGATTTCGATCTTGTGACCAATCCGCCCTATGGCGTGGCGAATGCCTATGCCGCCTATGCGCTTCGGACACATAAGCCGCGCAAGATGGCGCTGCTGCTGAACCTCAACTTCATGTGCGGGTTCGAAGATCCTGACCGGTGCTTCGTCATGGACGAGTGCCCGCCGTCGCGGATCTACGTGTTCACGCGTCGCCTGCCGATGATGCACAGGGATAATTGGACCGGCAACAAGGCGTCCAGCCAAATGAATACCGCGTGGTTCGTCTGGGAGATGAATGACGACGGGACCTATGGCTCCGGTTCCCCGCAGATCATCCGCGTCGATTGGCAGAAGTTCCAGTCGGCAGAGCCGCTTGCACCTGGTGCCGGCGGCTTCATTTCGCCGCTGCAGTTCGCCGAGGCTGAGGAAGATTTCACCCGCACCACGCCGCGCAAGACGCTCGACGAACGTATCGGCGAGGAAATGGCCCGCGCCCTGGTGTGGATCGCCGAACAGGATCGGTTCGACGCTGGCGAGCTGCGGCGCGGGATAGGCGTGCGGCCGTCGGTCGCGGATGCGCTCATCGCAGATTTCGCGGGCAGGGGGCTGATCTGGGCTGCGGTCGATGACGACGGCTGGCGGATCTCCGAGGCCGGAACGACAGCGCTGCAGGCGACGGCGGCGGTTCTGCTCGCCAGCCGTGCGGCCGTCGACCAGGTGGCGGCATGACCTTGATCCGATGGCTACTTCGTGTTCGCTTCAGAGGTCCTGATCTGGTTCTCTTCGTGTACGTCTGGGACCTATGGTCAGACGGCCAATTCTTGCAAGCCGCTGCCCTGTGGACTGCAGGTCTCTTCGTGATCGAGGTTGTTGTTGCCCTCGTCATGCTGACCGGAAACGGCGGTGGCGAATGACCACCGATTTCTCTCCCAAAATGCTGCGCGGGTTTCTCAACGCCCGTATCGAGATGGCCGGCTATCGCGCGGCCTTCCCGGACGAGCGCAAGGGCCTTCGCCGTGGAACGATGACCTTCGACAGGGCGCGGCAGGCAGAGCGCAACGCGATCATGAAGCGCGCCAAGGTCACGGATGAGCAATTCGAACTGGCGCTGGCAGGGCGCGTCATTGGTCTGGGGGCGCGCGAGCGTCTTTGGAAGGCGCTGAATGCAGACCCTGCAGCGCATGGCGTCCGGTTGCTTGCCGGTTCTGGACAGGAGCGTATCCGATGATCGCAGATATCGACCGAGCACGTTTCGCGTCCGATACGTTGGATTGGCTGGAGCGCAAGAAGCTATCCTATCGGCACGCGTCGACCCGTTACCCGGGCCTGAACCCGGCTTTGCTGTCTCGCGCCTGCAACTGCAAACCGCTCTCGGCAGGGAACATGCTGCTGGTTTGCAAGGCAATGCAGAAAGACCCGACCTTGTATCTCGTTCTCATCGACCGTCGCCAGCAAAATCAGACTGTTACAGCGATTGGCAAACGTGAAACATCGGGGGCGGCATCGTGAACCCGATCGTCGATATCCTCGTCGGGCTCGCGACCGATCGCCAGCGGGCGGAATGGCTTTCCACGATACCGCTCGGGGTCGTCCAGCGTGACGCAGTCGACATCTCCGAGGCCTTACGATTCGCCAAGTTCGAAGCCGGGCGCGCCTATCTCGCGGCGCTCGTCGCTCATGTGAATTCCGTGCGGATGGAGGACGGGTCGATCCCCGCCGAGACCCGCCAGACAACCGAATATGCCCGCAAGCTGATGTGGGGCGCAGTCAAGCAGGGGGAATCCGAATGAACATGCACCAGGCGTCGCTCTTCGCGGCCTTGGCGTCCTCGACGCTTCTGGCGGCCGGGCCGGCCGGACCGATCATCATCGACAGCTTTGCCGGGGGCGGCGGCGCATCGACCGGCATAGAGCAGGCTCTCGGCCGCTCGCCGGATTATGCCATTAACCACAACGCCGCGGCGCTGGCGCTGCATGCCGTCAACCACCCGAACACGATCCATCTTTCGGAGAATGTCTACAAGATCGATCCGCTCGACCACCTGCGCGGAAAGCATATCGGGCTCGCCTGGTTCTCGCCGGACTGCAAGCATTTCTCGAAAGCCAAGGGCGGAAAGCCGGTCTCACGCAACATCCGCGATCTGTGCTGGATCATTCCCGGCTGGGTGGAGCGCATCCAGAAAAGCGGTGGCAAGGTCGACGTCGTGATGATGGAGAATGTCGAGGAGTTCAAGGATTACGGCCCGCTGATCCAGACCGCCAAGGGCGAGCGCCCGGACCCGGAGCGCAAGGGCGAGACGTTCCAGAAATGGTGCAAGAAACTCCGCGGCCTCGGCGCAAGGATGGAGATGCGCCAGTTGCGCGGCCGGGACTATGGCGCGCCGACGATCCGCAAGCGGCTGTTCATTATCATGCGCTTCGACGGTGAGAAGATCGTGTGGCCGGAGCCGACGCATGGCGCGCTCAACGATCCCGATGTTGTCGCCGGGCGTAAGCTGCCCTGGCCGATCACTGCCGACAGCATCGATTTCAGCATGCCGTGCCCTTCGATCTTCGAAACCTCTGCCGAGATCTATGCCAAGCACGGCCTGCGTGCTGTGCGTCCGCTGGCCGACGCTTCAGAGGCTCGAATTGCAAGAGGATTCGATCGATACGTGTTGAAGGCGGCGCGGCCGTTTCTCGTAAATCTCACCCATGGCGGCCGTGTCGAGAATATCGACGAGCCAATCAAGACGATTACTGGTGCGCGCCGGGGCGAAAAGGCACTGGTCGCACCGCACATCATGACCATGCGCAATGCGCAGAAGCCTTATAGCGGACTGGACGAGCAGACCCACACGATCACGGCCGGCGGGGCTCACCAGATGCTTGTGGCGCCCGTGCTGACCTATGCGCAGCAGGGGGGTGGCAATCGGCCGATCGACGGGCAGGCGCACACGATCACCGCGAGCGGAAAGGACCAGAATTCGGTACTCGTCGGCTTCATGGCGCAGGCGAACAATGACAGCCGGCGTATAGGCGGCGTAAATCCCGGCCGTGGCCTCGACGAGGCGGCTTCGACCATCACGCAGACCGGATCGCACCAGCAGCTCGTCTCTGCGTATGTGGCGCGCGATTTCGGAACGTCGACCGGGCATGCGGTGGACGTGTCGGCCGGGACAGTGATGCCGGAGGGACAGGGCAAGAGCAGGCTGATTCTGCCATATCTGCAATCCTACTACGGGACCGGCGATGGCGGCCGCGAGGACGAGCCGTGCCGCACCGTGACGGTGCGTGATAGGTTCGGGCACATTGAGGCCACGGTCGACGTACCGCCTTTCACCGAGGCGCAGGCAGGCAGGGCGCGGCAGGTCGCTGACTTCCTGAGGGCGCATGGCGTGTGGGACGAGCGCGAATTCGTCACGGTCGATATAGACGGCGCAACGTTCGTCGTCGTCGATATTGGCATGCGCATGCTGACGCCACGCGAGCTTTACAGCCTGCAGGGCTTTCCCGCCGACTACCAGATCGACGGCTATGACGACGGCAACAAATGGGTGTCGTTCTCCAAGGAAGTGCAGGTCTCCTGCGTCGGCAACAGCGTGTGCCCGCCTGTGGCGAAGGCTCTCGTTGCGGCGAACTGCAATCATCTGGCGGTTCAGGAAGAGCGGGTGGCCGCATGACGACCGGGCCACGACTTTCCATCATTCCCGCCTGGATTATCACGGACCCGCGCTTGAAGGGCAAAGATCTGCAGGTGCTGTGCATGCTCGGCCGCAATGCCAACACGCGGCACGGCTGGTGCCGACGCAGCCAGGTGCAGCTTTCCAAGGCGCTGGACTGCTCGCGCTCAACCGTCCAGGCGGCAATCAATCGCCTCGTCGAGATCGGTGCGCTGGAGCGCCGTGAGGTCATCGAGAAGAGCGGCCGTGATAGCGCCCATTGGTATCGTGTTGTTTATGACAGCGTCGTAGACAGCTCTGCGTTCGACGCATGGGATGCCGAGGACGAACAGGAATTTGATCCTAATCAGGAGCTTGAAAACAGGGGTACCCCTGCCGGTATATCGGCACCCCCTGCCGATCCAGAGTCGGCACCCCCTGCCGGTTCTGGACCGGCACCTATTAACGCCTCTTCTCTAACGCCTCCTGATAAACGAAATCAGAGAGAGGCGCGCGAGCGCGGATCTTCGGAAGTTCATGGAACGATAAATGCGGCACTCATCAAGCGGGTGCAGAGCTTTTGCACCGGCCACGGCTACCGTGAAGGCGAATGGCCAAAGTGGATGGGCTCCACCATCGGGCATATCGCGCAGCAATTCGCCAAGCTCACGGGTGAGCAGCAGGATGCTGCCTGCGCTGGACGTGACGTGTTCCTGGCCAAATGCGAGAGGGACCGAACGAGCAAGCCCATGCCGGTCGCGAACTATTTCCGCGATCTGGTCTGGGAAATGCTGACGGATGCGGATCGGTCGGCTTTCGCCAGCAAACATGCTGGGCAAGGTGGTCCTCAGCAGGCCGTGAATGGTCGTATCGCTGCACCGATCTTCGGGCCGGTCTGGTCGATTGCACGGATGATGCCTTTGCTCAATGGTCCAGCGGATGTTGAACCCGCCGACCGGGAGAAGGTGCGCAGCTCCTATGAGACGCTGGCGAGCTATAGCCCCAGCCGGGCTGCGGCTTACGCGCAGCGGAAGGGCCTGTGGCTTGATGCCGACGGCACACTCGTTTTCCCTGATGATTTCGACCAGGTCGAATACGGCAACGCCGTGTTGGCGGAAGGATATCCGGAAGTGAACCGCTTGCACGAGGCAGCAAAGAACCGGGAGCGGGCGGCGGTAAGCGCGCGTTACGAAGCGCTGAAGGATCTAGTCGAGCCGGTCAAGGTCGGGTCTCAAACGTGGAGCGCGTGGCGCGAAAAGCATGAGCGGGAAAACTGGCCATGGGTGCCAGACACGGGAACATTCCCGGTCGTCTATTTCCCGAAGGGTGGTCCGGAAGGGCTGAGTGAATTCGAGCGCGCTGCGCGCTCCATGTTGGATGCGAGGGCAAACGATGATGCAGAATAAGAAGATCAACGGCGAAAAGCTCTCTTATCGTCCCATGAGGGAGGCTGAGCTGAGCGATAGAGAGCGCTACAAAGCCTATGAGGCACGTGACAGGGCATCCGCTTTGCGATCTGCTCAACACCACCTCATAAGCGAGGCTTCAGTCGAGCGACCTGATTTCGACAATCTGTCGCGCTGGATCGTCACGACATGCCGACCCGGCAGTGAGCAGACCATATCGGAAGAGCTCCACAGCGCTCGAATCAAGTCGTGGTGCCCACTTGAAAAATTCAGAACGCGGCCTCGTCGAGCTCTCAAGCCTGTGGAAATCTATCGCCCATTCTTCCGGGGCTATCTCTTTGTGAAGGTAGTTCCAACACCGGAGGCCTTCGCCGGTGTGCTTTCAGCGTCGCGCTTGAACGCCATCATGAGCAGGGATGGCAAGCCATATCTGATGCCGCCAAGAATAATGGATGTGCTTATGGTTGGAATGCAAAAAAGAACGAAAATACAGAATGATGAGGTCAAGCTGCCTTTCACGATCGGTGATCGCATGAGGATCGTGGATGGTCCTTTTAGCAGCTTTACTGCAATGGTGAGGGCGGCTCTTCCTGATCGCTGGCAGGCGGAGGTAGAGGTCGAGATATTCGGTCGGATGACCCCTATGACGCTCGATATTGACTCTCTCGCTTATGACACTTAACGATTCTGGCCATGGCAGATTGATTCTTTCGTTTCTGCCTTTGGGATGACCGGGGCGTCTGATGCTCCTTAGGGATTGATGTTCTCCCCCGGCCCCCGCTCTGACAGCGCCTTGCAGGGTGCATAGATTCAGGGCTGGTGCTACTGCTATGTTTAAAACTCCGATAAGGCGGCCGAAGGGTCGCCTTTTTCCGTTATAGGATATACCGAAAATTTTGACCGATTGCTGATGGAGGCTGCCATGCTCCTCGTCGCTGTAATGGCGGCATCGTCATGAGTGTCGAGTTTAAGTTCGATGCTTCCGACTTCGCCAGGGTGGCGAAGATCTACGCGTCCATGCCGCGCGAATTGCAGCAGATCGCATTCCGTCGAGCAGCTGCCAGAGCGAGGGGCGCGGTCGAGCGTGACTATGCACGCTTCGCCTCGAAAGTCCTGAAAATCGCGCAGCGTCTCGTTCGCCAGCGGATGCGATCGAGGATCATCGATTCGGATATCGTCCTGTCAGTGCGGTCTACGAACATCCCGTTGGATCAGATCGGTGCGAGCCAACGCGGTTATGGCGTTTATGTCCGTGGTCGCGGCAGGTACGAGGGGGCGTTCATTGCCCGAAAAAACTCGAAGTCTGCCGCAGGGCTGGTTCTGCAGCGCAAGTCGTCGTCACGGTTGCCGACGCAGATGCTTTTCGGACCAAGCCCGGCCAACGCAATCCAGCGCAAGCCGGAGGACTACGAGAACCTGCTGGCGGAGATCGCGGCGGGTGAGTTCGCGAGGACGATCCTGCAGCAGGCAGCCTTCCTCCTCGGTCGGGCAGGGTGACCCCTGACCCCCTTCGGGGTGGGGTGGTACCCCCCCTGGATCAGGGACCGTACCCCGGTTTCCATGCCAGACGGTCCCGGCGGAGCGCAGATCTCTGCCAGTTTTAGACGTCAAAACATTGGGTTAACGGGGTTAACGAGGTTAACGCACCCGGTTGACGCTAGTTAACGCCGCTCCCTCGTCCTGGCGGCAAGACAGGATGTGGTTTCATGACCGATGTCATGTGGGGCATAGGCCAGATCGCCGAGCGCGATGGCGTCTCAAAGGCGGCCGTTTCGAAGACGGTTCGAAAGCTTCTCGAAGCAAGTCCGGACACACCGGTCGAGCGCGGCGGGCAGGGGCAGGTGATGAAGGTGTCACTTGCTCACTACGACCACTTCCGTCAACGGCATATCAACCCGGCAAAGGCCACAGCGCCGTTGCGGATGGGCACGGAAGCGCCGCCCCTCGCGGGCGGGACGCGGTCTCCGATTGATCCGAGCGATACGTTCGAAGAGGCCAGGCGTCAGTCGGAATGGCTGAAGGTCGGTCGAGAGAAAATCCGACATCAGGAGGATTGCGGTCAGCTTGTTCGGCGGGATCGCATCGACGCGTCGCTTTCGAGCGCTGGCGCGGACTTGCAGGCGATCATGCGCCGTCTGCCGAATCGGGCTGACGACATAGCCATGGCAGTGTCGAAGGAAGGTGTTCACGGCGTGCGTGTTTTGCTCCGCCAGATCGCCTTCGACATGGGTAACCAGATGGCGGACAGGCTTGCTGAGATTGCAGTCTCCGCTCCCGAGCACGACGAGCTTATCGAGGACGAAGAGCGGTGACAGTTCATCCTGGTGCGTTGCGGATCGTCTCGTCCGTCTTGGCGAGCGCAATCCGTCCGCAGCCACCGGTTCCGTTTCCGATCTGGCTGCCGAAAAACATCGTGCTCGTCGATGGCCCGAAAAAGGGAGAGTTTTGGTCGGCCGACGATGCGCCGTACCTGCCCGAAATTGCCGAGTGCCTTAGTCAGGAGCATCCTTGCAACCTGGTCACGGTCCGCAAGTCACAGCAGACCGGAGTATCCATCCTTGCGCTTGCTTGGATGCTCTACATTGCCGAGGTCTGCCCCGACAACGCGCTGTATGGCGTGCCCGGTCTGGATGCGCTTCGCGACATCAACTCAGGCAAGATGCAGCCGCTGATCGACGAGTGGCAGAAGAAGACTGGAAAAGCTGTTGTTTATCCGACGACGCAACGCAGCGGTGACGGTTCGACGACGTACGAGAAGAAATTCCCGGGCGGCGCGATCTATCTCGCCAACGCCAACACGGTCATGGACCTGTCGGCCAAAACGACTCGCTACGGGGTGAAGGACGAAGTTTCGAAGTGGCAGGAGCTGCCAAACGGCGCTGATCCCGAAAACCTATTTTTCGGTCGCTTCACCGCCTTCCGCCGCCAGAAGAGTTTCAAGATCTTCGAACTGTCGACGCCCGAACTTGATAGCGGCGATGAGCTGGGCGAGGGGCCGGGGCACTGCAGAATCGACCGCTCCTTTCGTCGGTCGGATAAGAGGTTCTGGAACATCCGTTGCCCTGAGTGCGGCAACGAGCTCGTCCAGTGTGACGCCTATCTGAAGATCGACCGGGCGCACCCGCACAAATCGTACATGCAATGCCCGCACTGCGAGCACGGCATCTCTGAATTGGAACGGGTTGCGGGGGTCAGGGCAGGTCGTTATATCGCCACGGCTGAGGGACCGGACAGGCATCCTGGCTTCAACGTCGATGCCTTCATGTCGTTGATGATGTCCTACGAGGCGATCGCCGAGGACAAGATCAACTTCGAAGCCAAAGGCGAGGCCGGCGCGAAGGACTACCATAATCTGGTTTTGGCCCTGCCATACCAGATGAAAGGCAACGCTCCCGATCACAAGCGGCTAATGGAGCGGCGCGAAAATTATGCGCCGAACATCATCCCCGCGGGAGGGTTGCTTTTCACGGCCGGCGCCGACGTTCAGGGCTACGGGATCTTCTGCGAAGGCGTCGCCTTTTCCGAGGATCGTCAGAGCTGGAATGTCTTTGCAGAGTTTTTCGAAGGTGCGACCGACAATCCGCAGCAAGGGGCGTGGGTTCTCCTCGAGGAGTTCTTTGCCAGCGAGTTCGCGGATGCCCATGGTGTTCTGAGGAAGATCGAGGCGCTTGCGGTCGACAGTGGCTATCGTACCAACCAGGTGTTGGAGTGGTGCCGTCGCCATCCGAACGCTTATGCGATCAAGGGTGTCGAGGGTCGCGGTGTTCCTGCGATCAGCGCCCCATCGAACAAGTCGGTCAGCAAGCGCGGCAAGAAGAAGCGGTTCGGATCAGCGCGAAGCTGGCCGGTTGGGACTTGGCCACTTAAAGCCGAGTTCTACGGCAACCTCTACAAAATGGGCTTGGCGGCCGGTGAGGCTACCGATCCGCCTGGCTATTGCCACTTCCACAAAGATCTCGGCGAGGAATACTTCCAGCAGATCACTGCGGAATATTTCAAGCAGAGCCTCGTGAAGGGCAAGCTGCACGAGGAGTGGCTGAAGCGTCGTCCCGATAACCATTTTCTGGATTGCCGGATCTACGCCATGGCGATGGCTGAGCATCTTGGCTTGTCGACCATGACGAAAGAGGCCTGGGCAAAACTGAGAGCCTCACTTGAGCCAGCGTTGATCACGGATCTGCTTTCGCCGCCGAGTCACCAACTCATGTCGGCGCGCGAGCCTCCTGCCGCGGCTCCACCGCCGCCACCAGCAGCCAGCGCGCCTAAGCCGCCGGAGAAAGAAAACCGATGGAAGAAGCGCAGGTAAAACCGAAGGTACGGGTAAAGGCGGTTGGGATATCCTCACCATCGTCGCCGGCAACGCCGAAACCTGGGCGGGCGCGTGGTGACTACCTGCGCGATACCCGATCGGGAATTATCGCGTCTCGTCCTGCCTACATCCGCGAGCATCGTGACGAGATCCGTCGCGTTTGGGACCGGACGGCCGCTCTGGCCATGGACCTGATCCAGAACAGCGGGCGGCTGAAAGGTGCGTGCGATCAGATCATCGCTGACACCGTTGGGACAGAGCTTTCGCTCAATCCGCAGCCCGATTTGACGGGCCTCGGGTACAATGATGCTGAGCGCCGCGATTTCATCGCGCTGATCAAGCGATGGTGGAAGCGCTACGCATGGAATGCAGCTGAGTGCGACGTTCGTGGAAAACTGACCATCCCCCAACAGGGCGACGTCGGTATCCGCTGGTGGATGGCATATGGTGAAAGCCTGTCGCAGATGCAGTATTTCGACGAAGCGAAACGTCGTCGATACGGTCTCGTCAGCGGCGCCAAGGTTCTGATGATCCCTCCTCATAGGTTGGTCAATCAGACCAGTGAGGTCGAGGGCCTCTATCAGGGCGTCTTTCATGACGCGAACGGCCGAGCCGAAGCTTACCGCACGCGGTCTCGCGAGGATGGATTGCTCGTCACTCGTGACCTTGCGGCGCGAGATCGCGATGGTCGGCTGCTCGTATCGCACGTGTTTGATCCGATCGATGCGACCGATGTTCGCGGGTTGTCGCCGCTGGCTTCCGCGTTTCGCCGTCATATTCAGCACGAAACGCTGGATGACGCGACGCTGCAAATGGCTGTTCTGCAGACGATCTTTGCCGTCACGCTCACCAGCGATCGGCCGAGCGCGGATGCGTTCGAGGCTCTGGAAGCGCTGAAGGAACATGGTGGCGATGTCGCAAAAGATGTAGCGGCTGACTTCACCAACTATTTCGCGGCTCAGCTCGACAGGGCGGCGGATTCTAGCATTAACATCAGTGGCGACCCGACCGTTTCGCACCTCGCACCTGGTGAGCGGCTCGGCATCGAGTCGGCCAAGGTGCCGGGCAGGGACTATCTGCCATTTGCAGCAAGCCTCTCGCGAGACATGGCGCGCGCCATGGGCGTCACGTACGGCGGCCTGACGATGGACTATTCTGCCGCGACCTATTCGTCAGTCAGGATGGAGGGTTCAAGCATCTGGCCAGTCGTCACACGAAGGCGGGAACGGATCGCCGCTCCACACTACCAAGTGCCTTACGAGCATGGTCTCGAGGAGGAGATTGCGACGGGTCGCATCCCGTTCAAAGGCGGTTACGAAGCCTTTGCAGCGAACCGTGACCGTATCTTTTGGGCGCAGTGGCAAGGGCCGGCGAAGCCGACGGCGGATGATCTCAAGTCGGCAAAGGCTTCGAGTGAAAAGATTGCCAACGGGACCACGTCTTTGGAACGGCAATGCGCTGAAGATGGCGTCGATCACGACGAGATCTTTGAGGAGCGCCTCCGTGAGCATCGTCGATATGTCGATGCTGGGATGGTTTCACCCTATGACCGAAACCGTCCGAGCGTTGCCGCCGGCGGTGACGAGAGCGAACCGCGGGAACCAGACGATGCCTAACATGGTGAAGATCGGCGCAGCGCTCGTCGATGCGGATGATCCCTGCGCTCTCTATGCTGCCCTCTATGCGGTGCGAGTGCAGCGATTGGCCGGAGGACAGATCGAGGAGAGTGAGATCCGCTCTCCGATCATGCATCAACGCATCAAGCTCGCGTCATCGAGCGTGGCCGACATCGATGCGGAGCTAGCCAGGCTCTCTGCCGCCTGCGAACTGAAAACCAACGGCAGACGCACGCGATACGCCAAGCGTATCCGCTTCTGCCCATGAGGGGGCGATCATGAGTTTTGCCTACGGACAGATCGCGCAGCGTGTGTTCAACACGCCGCTGCTCTACGACGACAGAAAGGCCGAAGCATTCCTCGCCGGTCTTGGCGGTCGCATCGCAGGGGCATCGGTCGTGATTGCCAATCCGAGCGGAGCGATCGAACACACAGCCTTTGAGAACGGCCGGCCGTCGGCGGGGCGTCTTGGCGATGGCCTCGGACGTTATTACGAACGCCGCGGCATCAACATGGTCGACGTCGTCGAAAATGTTGCCGTCATTCCGATTGAAGGAAGCTTGATCCACAAAGGTGGTTGGGTTGGAGCGTCATCTGGCGAGACTTCCTATCAAGGCCTGCAAACGCAGCTCGCGTGGGTTGAGAAAAATCGGGCCAAGCTCAAGGGCGCTGTTTTCGAGATCGATTCCTACGGCGGGGAGGTGAGTGGCGCATTCGAGACGGCGGCGATGATGCGGCGCGTTTCGAAAATCATGCCGACTATCGCGATCCTAACCGATTTCGCCTACTCAGCCGGGTACATGATGGCGTCGCAGGCGAGACAGATCATCATGCCGAAATTCGGCGGGGCTGGCTCCATCGGCGTCATAATGGTCCATGCCGACTACAGCGCGCAGTACATGCAGCAGGGCATCAAGGTCACTATCATTCGGTCTGGCGCTCAGAAGGCCAAGGGGAATCCATTCGAGCCTCTCGACGATCGCGTGGCCGACCGCTGGCAGGCTGAGGTCGATGCCATGCGCGCCGATTTCGCCGTACTGGTCGCCATGGGACGGGGACGCCGCTTCAGCGCGGCCAAGGCGCTTGCGACGGAAGCCGAGCCCTATGGAGCTGAAGAGGCGGTGAGACTCGGTCTCGCCGACGCGATCGGAGATCCGTCCGAGGCGTTCGATCAATTCATTCGCGAAGTCAACCGGAGCAACTGAGATGACCCGCAGCGTACTTGCGGCAATCCGGGCATCACTGATGCCCGGAGACGCTGATCCTATCCTCGATGAGGACAAGCCGGATGCTGGAGCATCCATACCTGAAGCTGGCCCGACACGGGCAAATCAAGAGGACGCCGATATGTCGGAACCTTCGAATACGCCCGCAGGTGCTGCCAGCCAGCCTGCTGCGGGATCCGGTAATGATGATGCCATCAAGGCGGCTGGGCTAGCCGGTGAGGAGAAGGGCGCTCGAGCAGCCAACGACCGTCTCGTGACGATCCTCGGCGCCGACGGCATCAAAGGCGACGGAAAGCGCATGGGAGCCGCGCTCGATCTCGCCGTTGGCTCGCCGGGCATGTCCGCGGAGCAGGTCACGACCTTCGTCAAGGACAATGTCTCGGCCAACAGCTCCAGCAATGCTTCCGCTGCTGTCGAGCACGATCGCCGTCGCCAGGCCGCGATGCCGCACGCGCAGCCCGATAAGAGCGGGCCGCGCGGCGACAACATGCGCGTCGATATTGTCGCGGATATGAAACGCCGTCACGGCATCAGCTGAGGAGCACATCCATGGAAACCTACTCGTACAAGGTCGATTCCGATGTCGTGAAGAGCGAGGGCGAAAGCCGCATTTCTCGTGATGACGACACTCTGGCCTCCGGCTCTGGCCTCGTCATCTGCGGTACCGTTCTCGGTCAGATCACGACTGCCGGCGCCACCTTCGGCAAATTCAAGCCGCTTGCTCCTGCCGCAAACGATGGCACGCAGACGGCAAAGGCCATCATTCTCGAAACCGCCAACGCGACAGCTGCCGACGTGACGGTCGTCAATCTCAAGCGGCATGCGCAGGTGGTTCTTCAGGCCCTGATTTGGCCGGCCGGCATCACCGACGCGCAGAAAGCGGCGGCGCTTGCATCCCTTGAAAACACGAGCATCGTCGCTCGAAACGGAGTCTGACATTCATGTCTACGGTTATCGACTATCTAAATGCTCCGGAGTTTGCTGACGACAAGCTGACGGAAAGCATCAATATTCCGCCGTACCAGACCGGTCGACCTGCCCAGCTCGGAATCTTCTCCGACGAGCCGATCGCAACGACTTACGTCAAGCTCGGCTACACTTCGGAAGAAATCACGATCATTCCGGCCCGCGAGCGTGGTGGCGAGAGCAATCTCAACATGCGCGGCGATCGCCAAGGCGTCATGATCGAGATCCCGCATTTTCCGCTGGACGACAAGATTACGCCGAGCGATCTGCAGAACATCCTTGCCTGGGGCGAGGAGGCTGTTTTCGAGACCCTCGGCGGTGTTCTCAACCGCAAGCTCGGCAGCATTCGCAGCAAGCACGATGCCACTCATTCCCATCTGGACTGGGGCGCGCTAAACGGCATGGTCATCGATGCCGAGGGCAAGCTGCTCCTCGACCTTTACGACAAGTTCGAGATCGAGCAGACGGTTATCAGCTTCGATCTCGGCGTTGCGACGACCGATATCAGTGCGAAGAACCGCGAAGCGAAGGCCGCAGTCCGCAAGGCGCTGCGCGGTACAGCCTCTTCCGGTATGATCGCGCTCGCCGGCCCGGCCTTCTTCGACCAGTACGTCGCGCACAAATGGGTCCGTGAGAGCCTGCAGAACTATCCCACTGCTGCGGTAAACCCGTCGCGTGACGATGTGCAGGATACCTTCACGTTCTCGGGGCTCCGGCTGGAGCGTGTCGACGAGGAGTTCAACTATCGTCGTCCTGACGGCACGCTTCTTGCGCGCCCGGCAGTAGCCGACGATGAGGCGGTTCTCATCCCGCTCGGGACGCCGCACTTCAAGCGGTTCATCGCGCCGCCGGACACTATCGCCGACGCGAACCGTGCGCCGCGCCCGACCGACAAGATCTTCATCTCGACCGAGGATTTGAAGCACGGCAAGGGCAGGGAAGTGCATTCGGAATCGAACGTGATGCCGATCTGCACGCGCCCCGACCTAATGGTGAAGCTCAAGCTCGAGGAGTAGTCCGATGTTCGCACGTTTCAAAAAGCGTCACGAAGTAATCGATCCTGAAGTCGGGAAAATCATCTACCCGCGCGGCTGGGCCGGTGAACTCGAAAAGGACACCTATAATGCCGCCAAGAAAGCGGGTGTCCTGATGCCGTCTCTTGAACTGGAGTCCGCTGCTGCGAAATCCGGCGGGGATGCGCAGAAGATCGCCAAGGCCGAAAAGGCCCTGGTCGCGGCAAAGGAAAAGCTCGCTACCGCGAGCGAAGCCGAGAAGGCGGCGGCTCAGGTTGCAGTCACTGAGGCCGAAGCTGCCCTCGCGGCCCTGAAAGCCTGACGATGGTTGACTGGGCATCGGCGCGGGCCTTCACCGAACAGGCCTGCGCCGAGATCTTCGACTACAAGGTGTTCACCGCGACTGGTATGAGAAAGCCTGCTCGCGACGTGAACGCCTCGGCGGCACCCGATCCTGATCGGCCCGCCTTCGATTTCATGGGGTCCGTCGACAGCGAGCCGAGCTTCAATCAGATCGGCTCATCTGCCCGAACGTCGGCGTCCAGCTTTGGTGATCGGCAGGTGGCCAGGACCTGTATCACAGCTCTTGCGCGCGACTGGCCGTGGATGATCCAGCAGGGCGACACGATCGTCGGCGCGGAACAGCAATACAGGGTTGTCGCCACTCCGGACCGTGACGGCTCCGAACGGGTTGCGATCTGGGTCAATAAGGTTTGAACCATGCTTTCTGCCGAAGCCATGCGCCTCGCCGCGATCGAGGTCCTGTGCCCGACCGAGTCGAAGTCTTCCGATCTCGGCTGGCCGACGCTCGCTCGCCACAGGGTCTACGACAGCGCGGAAATCTTGCCTGAGGATCTCAACCAGCAGGCGAAGTACACGCCCTGCCTGTCGCTCTACACCGACGAGATCCGGATGGAGCGGCGCGGCGACACCTCTCCTTCAAGCGACAGCTTCCCCGTCGCGGTGCTGGTCGTCATCGCCGAACTGGCGGTGGCAGCGGAAGGCGATGGCGGTGAGCCGACGATCATGCCGCTTGTCGAGAACGACGCGCAGGCCCGCCTGGTGCTCGGTGCGTTGTGCGCGCAGGTGCGCCAGTCTCTCAACCTATCAGAGGCGGGAGGGCTGTTTCGGTGGATCGTGTCGTCCGTTGAGGATCTGCGGATTGAACCTTACTCGCTTCCGCAGTTCGACATCCGGTGGATGCGCAGCACCATGCGCTTCACCTGTAAGATACGGGAAGACACCTTTCGCGAGGAAGGCGGGATGCCAGAGCCAATGCGGTCCCTGTTTTCTCGTCTCCCGGAAGCGTCCTATGCCAAGGCAAAGCTTGCCGAACTGGACGCGATCTTTGCGGCTCCGAACCGGAAGCCGCTCGAGCTGATCGGCATTACCAGCCGAGGCGCACCCGGTGATCCGCCGGACGCGTCCGTCAAAACCAACCAGCCCTGAACTCATTTCGGAGTGAGACCATGCAGCGCTTCAGGCTCAAGAGCTCTAAGCAGAACGTCCCCATGCCCGAACGAGGCAGCGGCGTTCTCTTCACGTCGGAGAAGACTGGCGAGGCCATCGACCCGATGAACCCCTACTACGCCCGGATGATCGCATCCGGCGAACTCGTTTCAGTCGATCCGGAGGACACGTCCGAAGGCTCCAGCAAGTCCCCGAAGGGAGCATAATCCATGGCCGTCGGCTTCAATCTCATTCCCGGCAACATCCGGGCGCCCATTTTCGCCTTCGAGATCAACTCGGGTGGACAGTTCGAAAATGTCTCTCGTTTCCTGCTGGTCGGCCATGCCAACGCCGGTTCTTCGCTTGTCGCCGATGTTCCGGTCCGCTGCAACAATGTCGAAGAAGCTGTCGCTCTTGCCGGTCGTGGCTCGATGCTCGCGGAAATGCTGATCGCCACGCGCCTCAATGCGCCGGCGCAGGATGTCTGGCTGCTTCCGATCACCGATGTGGGCACGGCCGAAGTTCGCACGGTCACGGTCGGCAATGTGCCGGCGAGCGGCGGCTATGCTGTGCTGCTGATCGGCGACGAGGCGGTGGCGCTGACGATCAATGCTGGTGACACGGCGACTGCGGTTGCAGCAGCGCTTGCCGCCGCGATCAACGCCTACCAGAACCCGCTGACGAAATCGGGCCTGCCGTATACGGCGACGGTTGCCGCCGGCGTCGTCACGCTGACTGCACGGCACAAGGGCGTGATCTTCTCGACGGTCGACCTTTCCATTCCGGTCGTGACCGGCGGCAATGCCTTCAACGGTGCCCTGACCTTCGCGACCACGACGCCCGGGACCGGTTCGCCGGATCTTGCCGCCGGGCTTGCAAGTCTCGGCGACGATCCTTTCGACTGGATCGTGTCGCCGTTTTCGGACACCGCCAACTTGGCCCGCTACCAGGTGCTGCTGTCCGATACGAGCGGTCGCTGGGCGTGGAATCGACAGTCCTACGGCCATATCTTCACAACGGTCACCGACACGACGTCGAACCTGACGACCCTCGGTCTGTCGATCGACAATCGGCACATCACCATGGTGCCGCGCCTGGCCGGAGCGGGCAATGGGACGCTGCCTTGGGTTTTCCTTGCCGCGCTTATTGCTCGCGTCGTGCCGTGGTTGTCTGCCGGCGACCTTGGCGACGTCAGCCGAAACCAGACCGGCCTTGTCGTCGAGGGCGTGACCGCGCCGCGCGATCGCTCGAAATGGTTCAACGACTATGCCACGCGCGACGCCTTCCTCGGTACCGGCTTGTCGACATGGGTGGTTGGAACCGACGGTCGTGTCGCGATCGACAAGCTGGTTACGATGCAGCGCACCGATGGAGCCGGCAACGTCGATACGACTTTCCGTGACGTGCAGGCGATCGGCCAGCTGGTCTACGTCCTTCGCGTTTTCCGCGAGCGGCTTCATTCCGAGCATGGTCGTAAGGCCATTGCGGACAGCAATCCGGGCAATCTCGCTGCGATCACGACCGTGGTGGACATCGCCAACACGTTCGTTGCCGCTTACCGCTCGATGCCGGGCGTGTTGGAGAACTCGGCCGAGTTCATCCGTCAGCTCGACGTGCAGCGCAATACCGGCAATCCGAACAGGGTCGACGTCTACGCGCCCATCGATCGCATCAACCCGCTCGATGTCATCGCGGCGAACGCCACCCTTTACGCTCAGTTCCGCGAAGCGGTCTAACCAGGAGTTTCCAGCATGCCAGGAAAAGATTTTGGCGGCGAAATGCGCCTGCGTCTCGCCGATGGCCGCAGCATGACCATGCGCGGAGCCTTCACCCTCGGCGCTTCCGGCATTTCGTCGGAAAGCGTCACCAACCAGGATGGCAGCGTCTCGCGTGTCGGCACGCCGCGGCCGCGCACCGCCGAGTTATCGCTCGAGGATAGTGGTACGGATGTGAACCTTCTGATGCGGGCGCCGCGTCAGGACATCTACATCACCGAAGATTTTACCGGCGTCAGCCACATCTTCACCGGCGCCATGATCACCGGCGACCCTCGCGTGAACCGAGCCAACGGTGAGATGACCGGCATCCAGATCGAGGCCTCTGGTTATGATCGGCGCGGCGGATGAAGAACGTCCCTCTCAGCCGAAGATATACCGTCGGGTCGGCAGCCTTCGACAATCTCAATTTCCGCGAGCCGAAACTCGTGGATTATCGCCAGATCGGCAAAGCGATCGAGGTACAGCGCGGCATCGTCGTCACCTATCCTGAGGCGATCTGGTCGTATGCCGACCGTTTACTTCACGAGACGCCTCCTGGAGCATTGAACGATCTCGACCTGGTCGACGCGATAGCTGTCGAAGAGGCAATCATCGATTTTTTTACGGAGGCGAGCAAGCTGCTGCGCAAGCGCGAGAACTCGTCTTCCGACTCGGATGGCGGCCAAACGACGTTGACGGAATGACATTCGGCGAACTTGCGTGGTGGTTCTCCGAGGCGGTCGAATGGGCGCAGGACAACAAAAGGAAATAGCGGATGGCTCGTGAAGTCGAAGCAAGGCTGAAGCTTTCCGCTGTTGATCGCACGGCGAAAGCCTTCGGGGCAATCGAGCGACGCCTCAATGCGGTGAACCAAAAGGCCACCGCCGTCAATCGGGCGCAGGCAGCGGTCGCCCGCACGATGGACGGCGCGCTTCTCGCATCCGCTCGGTATCTTGCTCCGGCTGTCATTGCTGCCGGGACGGCGGGCGCCGTAAAGCGGTTTGCAAGCGTCGAGCGTGCGGTGAACAGAATCGGCATCACTGCCGGTGCCTCCGCTCAGGATACGAAAGCAGCCTTTGCTGTCATCGATCGGGCGGCGCACGATTACGCCATGGGGCAGGACGAGATCACGGCCGGGCTGGATAGTCTCGTCGCCTCGGGCCGAAGCCTCGAAAGCTCTCTGAGCTTTCTGCCATCTGTCGCTGCGACCGCGCAGGCGGCTGGCGCTGATATCGTCTCGATCGCCACAACAGCTGATGCCGTCGGCAATAATTTCGACATCGCTGGCGACAAGATGCAGGAGGCTCTGGATATCCTCGTCAATGCTGGCAAGCTCGGCAAATTCGAGTTGAAGGACATGGCCTCCTACCTGCCAACACTGACGCCGGCTTTCGAGGCGCTCGGCTACAAAGGCGAGTATGCGGTTCGCAAGATCGCTGCATCCCTGCAGGTTGTCCGCAACGGTACCGGTTCCGCCGGCGAGGCTGCGACCGCATTCTCGAACGTGCTCCAGAAGATGGAGACGAATGAAACAGTGAAGCGCTTCAGCGAGTTCGGCATCAATCTGAACAAGGAAATGGCACGCGCCCGCAAGGAAGGCCGCGACCTGATCGACGTCTTTGTCGAGCTGACGAACAAGGCCATCAAGGGCGACCTGTCGAAGCTGCCGCAGCTCTTTGGTGATGCGCAGATGATCACCGGTATGCGAGCGCTGCTGAACGGTACGCCCGAACTGACCCGATACATGACCGAGCTGGGCAATTCTACAGGATCGGTTGCTGCCGACCTTGAGCGGATCCTCGGCGACAATCAGACGAAGATCGATCGGATGAGCGCGTCATGGGACAAGCTGGTCAAGTCGTTCGGGGAAGGTGCGGTCAGTGCTGGTGGTGCCGACCTTATGGACAGCGTGTCGAATGCCATCGACTATCACACGGCCGTCAATACTGGCCTCGAAAAGCGCGGTATCACCGGTTGGTGGGAGCGGACGAAATGGGGTCTCGGCAGCTCGCAGGAGGAAAAGAACCTCGCCGCCTATGAAGGCGGTTGGCGTTCAACCCCGTTGAGCGGCAAGGGCCCGATGTCTGCGAGCCCGGAGCTTCCCTCTCGCCGGCAGGATGCGGTCAGCAGCGGTGCCATTCCGGTTCCGCAGGCTCGACCCGATCCGCGGATGCCGTTGCCCGACCTTCGCTATGATCAGTTTGCGCCAATCGGGGCTGGTTACGTTGCCAACCTCGAGCGCCGTGAGGTGGCGAATTGGCAAAAGCAGCGCGAGGAGCGTTACGCCGCCAATGTCGCCGATCTCGGCAAGGGCAATGATTTCTTCCGCATCCCATCCAAGGATGACGTCAAGAACGCTCTCGCGATCGACATGGGCGCCTACCGAGAGGGTGGCGAAGCTGTTGCGGAGGGTGGTCGCACTGCCGGTCAGGAGATCGAAAAGAGCGCTGCGTTCTTCAAGGTCGCGGGCGTCGATGTCGGGCAAGCCATCATGTCGGCCGCGGCCAAACTGTCGGAGGCAGCGAACCGTCTCAGCTCGGTCAGTGTCAACGTTAACACCGCGAATATGGGCGGTGCACGTAGCGTGAACGCCGACCGTGGTCGAAGCATGCCCCCGAGTGCCGGGGTTCCTCCTGGCGGCGGTCCATAAACCTCTCATCATCGGAAGGGCGTCATGCGCAACTGGGAACGGACCCTGCGACGCGCCTCGTATCGGGGCGTGTCCTTCTGGGTCGACGCTGAGGACTTCAATGGTGGCAAGCGCCTTGCTGTCCATGAGTATGCCGGCGGGCGTCACAGCTACATTGAAGAAATGGGCCTACGCACCTCGAATTACGAGGTGACGGCGTATTTGGTCGGCGATCTTTCCGACGTCGAGGGCAAAGCCCTGGAGATGGCCTGCCAGGCTGAGGGGCCGGGCCGTCTCGTTCTGCCGATCGACGGTGGCACAATGGCTTATGTCGAGGACTTCCGCCGTCTGCGCGAGAAGGACAGGACCGGCTACATCGCGTTCGGGTTCCGCGCCATACCGATGACCAACATGGTTGGAGCGTCGGTCGGCGTGGGTGATGTCACGCTCTCCGTATCGACAGGCTTCCTCTCCGCGTCGATATCGTTCGGGGGATTGTTCTGATGCCGGCTGATCGCACCTCTATTCTGACGTGGTTGACAGACCTGGTCTCCGATCTGGTCGAAGATGCCATCGACAAACGTGAATTGACGCAACGGATCGCGGCCGCTCCGACCTTGGACGCTGCTTCGTTCGGTGCTGAGGTCCTGACGATCGGCCGAGTGATCGGTGAGACTGTCACGACGCTGCCTGGATTTGATCGGCTCTCCCTCCCGTCCTCTCTCTCGGGGGAGACGCGAGCAGCAGCATCCGTTGTTCTCGCTTTGATGTTGAGCGTCTCCGGAGCCCGGGTCGACTGGCCCTCTCGACCGGCTGCGCGCAATGCCCGTGCACGGATCTCGGAGGCCGGGGACATAGCGCTCGCTGCGGCTTCCAGCTTGGCGGAAGACGGGGCCGATCTCTATGGGTGGTTGTCGTCGGTCATTTCTTCATCGGTGCGGGTCGTGTCTGCGATTGCCGCAAACAGCGTACCGGTGGTGAGGGTCGAAACGGAGCTTTCGCTTCCGTCCACGCTGATCGCTTACAAGCTCTACGGCGACGCCTCGCGCGCCGACGGTGTCGTATCTATCTCCCGCAGCTCGACACCGATGCTGATGCCGTCGGCATTCGACGCTCTCGCCACATAGGCAAGGTCATGAAACTCGAAGATGTCACCGCGAGCGGTTTACCGCCGATCATCGCCGTGGACGTCAGTGTCTCGGCAGAGGAGGCGGTTCGCACCGCTTCCGTCGATTGCGTCATTATCGGCTCTGGCCTGCCGGTTTCTATTGGTCAGCCGGTCACACTCGCAGCGTCCGGGGAGGTCATTTTGACCGGATATGTTCGCGACATGGGAACCGGCTATGACGACCAGACGAGGACATTGAACATTGGCCTCGTTTCAAAAACGGTAGACCTCGTCGAGTGCAGCGCGGAGCACAAGACCGGCGAATGGATGGATAAGGATCTGTCCGAAATTGCCAATGATCTCGACACGCTCGGGGTTGGGATCGAGACGGACGGATCGACCTTCGAGAAGGAACCACGCCACAAGCTGATCACCGGCGAAAGCGCGTTTCAGTCGATCGAGCGTCGCGCACGCGGCCGCGGCGTCCTCATCTACGACACGCCGAAGGGCAGGCTCAAACTTGCCACCAAACCGGAGGGAACCCACGCCGGCACGTTGAGACGCGGGGTCAACATCCTGAAGGGTGCAACAGCCAACTTCACGGAGCGCGGCAGGTACAGCGAGATCAAGGTTCGCGGACAGTCGACGGGCGCAAGCGACAAGGCTTCGTTGCGGCCGGAAGTCACGGCGAAGGACAGCGGTATCACACGGCGCAGGCCTCTGATTATCGCCCATGAAGGTGAGATCACGCCGGATCGCATGAAGAAGCGATCGCAATGGCAGGCGAACCGGGCGGCCGGGCAGTCGGTCACGGCAAGTTTGCCGGTCACTGGCTGGCGCGACGAAGCAGGGCAGCTGTGGCAGCGGAACTGGCTGGTGCAGGTCGAAGACGACTGGCTCGGGTTGAGCGGCCTGATGATCATTAAGGGCGTCTCGTTTCAGCAAGGGAATGAGGGCACCAAGGCGGTTCTCAGCCTTGCAGATCCCCGCGCCCTTGGCGGCGAAAACCCGCGCGGAAAGAGTGCTGCCGGATATGGCGCACCTGGTGCAGTCGAAGCGGAGTATCAGGACGAATGAGCGGCACCCGGTTGGAACTCGACGGCGACGTCCATGAAAAGGATGGCCAGCAGTTCATGAGCGGACGCGGCCGGTTCTCCGATGGCTACACAAAGATCCTTCGGATCGAGCCGCATGGTTTCATGTCCAACCCGGTAAAGGGCGCGAAAGCGCTGCTCATATCGCCGAACGGCAATCCCGACGAGGCATACATCCTCGGCGGTGAGCATCCCGGTCATAGGCCTGCCGGTCTGCCGGGCGGGACGTCGGCGATCTACGATGCGGCGGGCAATATCATCAAGCTGGTCGGTACCGGAATCGTCGCCGATGTCGCTGGCGATAGCTTCACGATCAAGGTCGGCGGCGTGCAAATGGTCATCTCAGCTGGCGGCGTCGAGATTACCGGTGGCTCTGTCACACATAACGGCAAAAATATTGGCGATACCCATGTGCATGGTGGGATCGAACCCGGCAGCAGCAATACCGATGTGCCAGCCTGAGGATTGTTATGCTGAAAATCATTCCGGTCGACGACGAGCGCGAACCCTACCGCTCGCCCGATCTTCTCTGGGACGGCCTGAGTGGCGACCTCGATGTCAACGCCCTTACGCATCCGACCGCGCCCGGTGACCTGCGCGCCGAGCAGGGGATCGCGACACAGGTGTTGATCTGCCTGATGACAGACAGGCGCGTCGAGCCCGAAGAGTTGCGCGATGGGGACCAGAACCGAGGCTGGCTCGGCGATAGCTTTGACATCAAGCTCGGCGAAACGCCGATCGGTTCTCGTCTCTGGTTGCTTCGCCGTGCCGCGATCTTCGAGGGCATAGAGGTCACGGTCGAGGACTACATCCGCGAAGCCTTGCAGCCTCTTCTCGATCAGCGCGCCGTCGTCTCGATTGATGTGAACGTCACCGTCGATCGGGCGCGAAACCGGATCGACTACGGCGTCGTGCTTCACGGCAAGCGCGGCGAACGGATATTCGACAGACAGTTTGAATTGCTATGGAGGCAGGCTGATGCCGTGGTCTATCCGCTCTCTCGCTGACGGCTCGTCTCGCCTGCGTGGCGCTTTCCGCCAGTATATGCCCGGCACAGATTCCGCGCTGAAGAACAACTTCGTGACGGTAACCGTCAAAGTGCTTGCGGCGCTCGCACATGAGTTTGAGTTGCGCATGGCCTATCTGGCACAGCAACTCTTTCTTTCGACGGCAAGCGGCCAGTATCTCGCCTTGCATGCCTCCGATGTAGGGATCTACAGGCGGCCAGCATCTGCAGCGTCCGGAATTATCGAAGGTGCCGGTTTGCCCGGCACGACTTATCCTGCCGGCATTCGCTTTTCTTCGGGCGGAAACACCTATGTTTCGACCGCCCCGGCTACCGCGCAGGCGGGCGGACAGCTGACGCTTCAGGTCGTCTCGGAGACGCTGTCGGCTTCCTCCAATCGCGATGCCGACGGGCTATTGACCCTTGCTGATCCTGTTCTTTGGCCAGACCTTGCAACGCAATGGGCTGTCGCAGCGGGCGGTCTGGGTGGTGGCGCGGATATCGAGAGCGATGAATCTCTGCGAACGCGCGGGCTGCAGCGCAAGCGCAACCCTCCAGGCGGCGGTACGCTTACCGACTATGAGCGCATTGCTCTGTCTGTTCCGGGCGTTGCCAGGGCGTGGGCTTTTCGAGACACGCTTGCGCCGGGCTTCGTTGTCGTCTTCTTCCTGTTCGAGGGGCGCAGCGATCTCATTCCGCTCCCGGCCGATGTGGAAGCCGTCCAGGCTGCCATTGACGCCGGTCGTTTGATCCGTGTCGACGACAGCGTTGCACAGGCTCCGATCGCGCATCGGGTCGATATCGTCATCCACGACCTGTCGGCGGATACTGAAGATGTTCGTGCCCAGATCGCTACAAACCTGCGGGCGATGTTCCGGGACCGTTGCAGACCTGGGATACCTGCTGACGTCTTTATCCTGTCGCGGTCATGGATATCGGAAACGATCAGCCAGAGTGTTGGCGAAGACAGGCATACGCTCGTCTCTCCGGCCGCTGACATCGTGCTGACCAACGGGCATTTTCCGGTAGTGGGGAATATCGCATATGGCTCGTGATCCTGCCCGCCATACGGTGACGACCGTCGCCTCGGCTGATCCGCAGACCATAGCTCTACCGGCACCATTCGATGCCTTGTCCAGTCCGACTAACGATGACCTGATCGGCGCCGGGCTGTCCTTGTGGCCGACGGGGGCGGCCTGGGGGACGCCGGACGGGCAGGCCATTGACCCTGAGAGTAATCTCGCCCGGTTCACCCGCGTCCTGGTGGCAGGGTTCGAATGGCTCTACGGGCGAGCGTTCCAGCTTGCTCGAGAGTCCACCGTCTCCGGTGTGGCGGACCTTCTTCCGGAATGGGAAGGCGATTACGGTCTGCCTGATAATTGCATCGATGAAATTTCCAGCACGGCCGAGCGGCTTCGTGCTCTGGAGGCCAAGGTCAACAGCCAGGCTGTTGTTCATCCTTCCGATTTCATCCGCGTCGCATGGGCGTATGGCTTCGACATCGAGATCGAAGAGCCCGCGATCTTCGAGTGCGGCTTTTCCGAATGCGGTGGCGAGCACGAGACGGGCGCCGCGCGCGAGGAAACCTACTGGGTCATCCGCGTTCGCGACATGGCCGTAGACTACTTCCTTGTCGGCATCAGCGAGCTTGGTCAAGATCCGCTCTTTTCGTTCGGCGAGGCGGAGCGTCTGCTGTGCATCATGCGGCGTCTCGCGCCAGCCTGGACCGTCCCGGTTCTCTGGTCGAGCCGAGAGCAGTTCTACCTGGCCGACGGTAATGGCGCTGTCCTGACCAACGAAGCCAATCAGAAACTTATCGTCGTCACCTAATCCCCGGGGATTGAAACACATGAAGTATAATCCGCCTTACGGATCGGTCGATCCGAATGCGCCTTATGTCGACCGCAGTACGCCCGGTGCTATCAAGGGCTCTGCTGTCCCAGCTCCGGCGATCGAGGAACCGCAAAGGGAAATCGTCTCTGTCATCGAGGCCGCTGGTTTCGAGCCTGTCGGAGGGGAGGAGCAGCTG